ACTTGGTCAACAAGAATCAGAAATCAAATCTCGAAAAGCGCAAGAGCGCTTTCCCTGATGGCATCCGAGGAGGGTGACATGGCTGACATGAATCAAGTTCCTGATCTAAATGAGGAACTGACTGAACTTCTCGCAGATGTTGTGAGTTTCTATTTCCGCGCTCATGGCGCACACTGGAACGTTAAAGGAAGCGACTTCAGCGAATATCACAAACTTTTTAATGAAATCTATGAGGATGTTTATGGGTCAATTGATCCAATCGCCGAGAACCTTCGCAAACTTGGTTCCTTAGCACCATTCACACTGCCTTCATTCTTGGCGCTTCGATGCCTTGAGGATGCGCCAACAATTTTGCAAGATCCAATGTCTTTGGCCAGTGACTTATTAGCAGCAAATGACATGATCCTTGATGAAATTTCAGATGCCTTTGATTGCGCCACTGCTTATGGCCAACAAGGAGTTGCAAATTTCCTAGCTGATCGCTTAGACAAGCATCAGTTCTGGAAGTGGCAGTTGACCGCTTCCCTTGGTCAAGAAGTCACTCAACCTTCACCTGATCCTCTCGATGCTCAAGGCATTGATGAGGATGATGTTGAGGAACAAACAGATGGCGCTTATATGCCAATGCCAATCATGCCAAGATCAGCAAGTGGCGCTTCAGACCTTCCAATCGCTCCACGCGATACTACTTGGGATGCTGCTGCTGCCGACAAGCGTGTTCAAGAATATGCTGGCGGCAAAGACAACATGGACTGGGCTAAATATGCCAAAGCGTTCTTTTATGTTGATGAAACAAACAAAGAATTGCTTGGCTCTTACAAGCTCGGATTTGCTGATGTTATTGATGGTTCACTTGTTGCGGTTCCAAAAGGAATCTTTGCTGTTGCCGGTGTCTTAAACGGCGCTCGCGGTGGAGCAGATATTCCTGAATCAGATGCAATGGAAATCAAAGACAAGGTGACTGCTTACTATGGCCGCCTTGCTAAAGAATTCAACGATGATTCAATCAAGGCTCCATTTGAAAATCGCGCTTCCGCAGCTCGTATTGGTGAAGGTTCATTCGTATCTTGGAACACTTCAAATGGTCGCGCTAAGGGCAAAGTTGAAAAAGTTGTCACAAAGGGTCAGGCAAAATCATCTGAGGGCTATGCTCTTGAAACAACACCTGATCAACCAGCGTTTTCAATTCGTATTTACAAGGAACAGGGCAATGGTTGGATTCCAACCGATGTGACAGTGGTTCATCGACCAGACATTCTCACAGTTATCACCGCCCTACCTGCACCACGCTCGGAGGATATTGACATGATTGAACAACGCAAGGCAATGGCAACCGCAGAACGAATCACAATGACTGCCGAAGTTCGCGCTGTTGCAACTGAGGATGGCTCACTTAAGATCGGCGGCTACGCTGCAACATTTAACAGTGAGGCAAGCGGTTTGAATTTCCGCGAAGTCATCGCACCTGGCGCATTCACTCGCGCACTTGCATCTAACGATCCAGTTTTCCTTCTTGTCAATCACGATATGGAAGGCATTCCACTGGCCTCAACTCAATCAGGAACTTTGCAACTTCGCCAAGATAAAACTGGCCTTTATATGGAAGCAACTCTTGATCCAGCAAATCCAAAGGCTCAAGAACTTTCCTCAGCACTTCGCCGAGGCGATATGGACAAAATGAGTTTTGCATTCACAGTTTCTCCAGATGGACAAACTAAAGATGCCGGACTTCGTACACTGACAGACATTGAACGCCTCTATGAGGTTTCAGTTGTCACCCTTCCTGCCTATGACTCAACTTCAGTTGGAATGCGTTCCAAAGATGAAGTTGATCTTGATCTTGCCAAGCGCAAGTTAAGCCTGAAGGTCAAACATCATTCCTTGACTCGCAAGAGCAAGGCATAACACTCGGCGCATTCGCCCCGACTGGTCTCAAACATCCATCCAAGAGAAAGGGTCACAAATGACTCTAAGCACAAAACTCAAGGAGCAGCGTGATGCACTTGTTGCCGAGGTTGAAACAACTTTAGCAGCTGAGGAAGTTACCGCAGAAGCTCTTGATGCCGCATCAGTGAAGCAAGATGAAATTGCTGCACTAGATGAGCGCATCGCAACTGCCGACAAGGTAGAAGCTCGCACAGCAGCAATCGCAGAATCTCGCAAGGATTCAAAGGTTGCAACATTTGGCGGCGCAGTAGTTACTCGCGAAGCTATGACATACGACAAAGATGGTCGCAACTCATTCGTTCGCGACATGATTGGCGCAAACCTTCGCAATGACCGCAATTCATGGGAGCGTTTGCAACGCCACCAGCAAGAAGTTGCTGTTGAAACACGCGACATCTCACGCACTGACGGAGCCGGTGGAGACCTAGTTCCTCCCCTATACCTAATCAATGAATATGCCGAATTTGCTCGTGCTGCTCGTGTAGGTGCTGACCTTGTTACAAACATGGCACTACCAGCAGGAACAGACAGCATCAACATTCCGCAGATCACAACAGGTACACTTGCTGCATTCCAGTCAGCAGATAACGCCGCAACAACAACACGCGACATGGTTTCATCAACTGTCACAGCGCCAGTTCGTACAATCTCAGGCTATGAGAATGTATCGATTCAGCTTGTAGAACAATCACCTCTTGCTGGCGGTCTTGATCGCTTAGTATTCGGCGATCTAATGGCTGACTACGCACTACAACTCAACACAGCTGTTGTTGGTACTGGTGACGGAACATCAGGCGCTCTCAAGGGTTTAATCACTCTTGGTGCTGATACCACAAACGGTATTCCTACAACATGGACTGAAACAACTCCAACTGCTGTTAACGGCGCAATCGCAATTGCTAAAGCAATTTCAAAGGTTGTGACAAACCGCTACAAGCAAGCAGAAGCTATTTTGATGTCTCCATCAATGTGGTACTGGTTCGCTTCACAGGTAGATGGCTCAAATCGCCCTCTAGTAGTACCTGTCACAGGCGCATCCTCTGCATTCAACGCAGCAGGTACAATCACCAATCCTGGCGCTCCTGCTGGCCTTGTAGGTACAATTCAAGGTGTTCCAGTCTTTATTGATGCAACAATGACAAAGACATACGGCGCATCAACAAACCAATCACCAATTATCGTTGGTAAGTTCAGCGATAGTTATTTGTTCGAGTCAGGTGTTAAGACACGAGTTTTGCCGGATGTTCTAAGTAGCGCATTAACGGTAAGATTCCAAGTTTACGGATATGCCGCACTTGCACACCGCTTTAACAAGTCAGTTTCAGTAATTTCTGGAACAGGCGCAGTTGCACCTTCAGGCTACTAATTAGCTGAGTCTTGGCGCTGATCTTGCTTTCGGGTAAGGTCAGCGCCAAGGCGTAACAACATCCACAGGGGGATTTATGCAATCTATATTTCTTGAAGGTTTAAAGTCTGCTCGCGAGATAGTGCAGAACAAAGGCATTGAACATCTTGATCGTTTAATTGGCGAACTTGAAGGCGATCAAATTGAAACAACTGCTTTGACTCCGAAATTGGAGTCACGATGAAATCAGGTCACAAGGTTTGCGTTGGCATGGTCAACAACGGAACGATTGATTCACTCCTTGCGCTTGACCTTATTCAAATTGCAAAAAAGAAAGATGGTCGCTTTGCTCACATGATTCAAGTGGGCAATGTTGGACTTACTACTCGATCACGCAATGTTGTAATTAAAACATTCTTGGAAACGACAGATTCCGAATGGCTTTTAATGATTGACTCAGATGAGCGACTTTCAACTGACACTTGGCTCAAGCTGATAGATGCTGCTCACGATAAGGATCGCTTAATTGTTTCAGGGCTAGTTTTTGCAGCATTCTTTGACAATAGCGATGCTCTTTGCCCAATTCCAACAATTTATCGCATGGATCCTGAAAAGGGTTTGCAACCAATTCACGATTATCCGCTTGACTCAATCATTGAAGTTGATGCTGTCGGAACTGGTTGCCTTCTAATCCATCGCAGCGTTCTGCTAGATATGCAACAAAAGGCAACGCCAAATCAAGGCAAGGATTGGGCTTGGTTCGTAGAAGGCGCGATTGATGGAATTTATTTTGGCGAGGATTTATTATTTTCCAAACGCCTGAAATCTATGGGCTACAAGATCCACGCCCACACCGGCGCAATACTGCCTCATCACAAACAATTTTGGTTGGATGAACGCCATCATCAAGCGATGCGCGATCATGCAATTCAACAAGTCAAGCAAGAAGGTTGATCGTACCCCTGGCGATCAACCTTCTTGCCCTAACAACAAAGGAGCAATAAATGGCAAGAATCTCGACAACTGAGGCCAATCAAGCCCTGTCAACGACAGGTTGGAGTTATGTCTCATTGCACACTGCTGATCCAGGAACAACTGGCGCTTCAGAAGTAACTGGCGGCACTTATGCTCGCGTTGCTGCTACTTGGAACAGTCCTTCATCGGGATCAGTTACCAACTCAGGCGCTCTTTCAATCAACCTGCCAGCATCGACAACCGCCTCTTACTTTGGCGTTTGGTCAGCTTCGACATCTGGCACTTATTACATTGGCGGTGCTCTTTCTCCAAGCGTTACAACTGGCGCATCTGCCGGCGTTGTAACAATCGCATCAGGTTCACTTTCAGTCTCAGCTTCCTAATTTAAGGAGTAGCCAATGGCAACAAATTATCCAAGTTCGCTTGATTCATTTACCAACCCAACGGCTACTGATACCCTTGATTCAGCAACAGTTCCTCACGCAGGTCAACATGACAACATCAATGATGCTGTTCTAGCAATTGAAACAGAGTTGGGAACTTCGCCAAAAGGAACATTTGCATCAGTCAAAGCTCGCCTTGCGGCTGGAGATCCCGATTCAGATCAGACAGTTCTTTCAATACAAGTTTTCGGATAGGGATAAAAAATGGCAAGTTTTACAAAATTATTGTTATCAGGCAGCACACAGGGCAAAGCCATCAAAATTGCCGCAACTACTTCGGGAAGTGCTGGCACAACTATCCACGCAACAGGTACAGGCTCCACAGCTATTGATGAAGTTTGGCTTTATGCTTACAACTCA